CTGGCGTCAAGGCATATGGCCCGTGAGGGCTTCTGGTCCTTGAAGTGGACAGACGAACGTACTTGATACGGAAGATTCTTCCGCATCCAACTCATCATACCTAACTGAAGGTACATATGAGCCTGTGGCTCAGAGGCTATCAATCGTGGAGACTTAAGAGTCTTAGGAACGGCAAGAAGCCGAGCTGGGAACTCTCGATTATCCCACTTGATCTCCTCTTCAAGATGCATATCCTCACGAGACTGACCGAATAGTCCAAACGGGAAGAACCCGTCAAGCTTTTCCGGCCAGTTCGAGAAGTGATACTTATCACATTTGGATGGTGCATCGGCCACGGATCCGTGTCCATGGGAAGGAAAGATATCCTGAGGTATGACTTCTGGCATGGTCGAACTGACTATGCGACAAACGTCATCCAAAGTCCGTAATAACGGTCTTGGCACATGATCTCGCGTAGAGAACATGTCCCCAGGTCTGTCGGAACCGTCGAGGAATGATAATCTACGAGCTGAAAAAGTAAGCTCGTCAGAATCCCACTCGAGAGTAGGAATCCTGAGACGACTATCAATCTCTTGGAATTCCGTGACAGTCTCCATAAGGGTTGCATCACTGCATTCCTTTTTCACCTTCTTCGTAAGCAGTAACACTGCGCGAAGTAGGAATATATGGTTGACGTCCACGTTTTCGACAAGTCTTCCTTCATCGTCAAAACACCTTGAAAAGAGGCCGGACAGGAATGTCCGACTCCCACCTTGGCACTTCCCGAAAGTTTTCGGCAAGTGTTTGGGGTTCAGGTGCCCTCTAGAAAGCGCTCGGTCTACGACCTTGCAACCTTCCGGCATGTCGATCATAATGAACGGCAAGCCTCGCGAGGAGACGAGAGATTCCAACCAGCGATAATCGCTGATCAGAGAATCTAGCAGACCTACGTCCCACGCCACGATGTCTTGAAACAGCGCGGCATAAGGGGATAGATCTACCACGGTGTCAGTCTTTGACATGCTAGCTCCTTATGGAGGTTGGCACGACCGACAATGACACACGGAGGAACACGAGGAATACTGTTAGGACTCGCGACTCACCAGTTTGGTGATATTCGCGGCGCTTAGAAACGCCGTAAGAGCTTTAGCAGCATTCTCTGAGTTGGTTTTGTTCTGGATACCCTGATCCGTACGGATCACGGCCCATGCAGATGCCGTCCGAAGTAGGACGCCAGCTGCATCATAATGCTCAACATCAAGTCGAGCCAAATGAGACTCACCCGGCTTGCCTCGGCCAGGAATGGTATGCTTCACGTTAAGTGAAAACTTATCATTCCCGGATTCACCGAAGTATTCCGCTCCGTAGTTGTCCTGGTTGGCACGGACGAGGGTAACAGTACCCGCGTTGTACGTCAGAGCAATAGTGTCACCGATCATGGTAGAGATTCCTTCTATGGGAGAAAACGCATCACTGCGTAGAGTGGGTTTACTTAAACCCCCGGGCCTTCAAGGCCCGGACTGTCACTAGAGATCCCAGTATGGCCGCCATGTGATCCGTAAAGAACGGAGTAGTGGTAACCGCTGGAATCGCGTTACTGAACGGGTATCGAGCTTTCTTGGTTCGATAAACGAACCCCGGCTGAATAGTAAGGCCGGGATGCACGTACTTCGGTTGAAACACAACGACTTGCTTCGACAAACACATCACGTTAATCCTGGTAATATCCATGCCTATCACGGCACGGCTAGCTTCCAGGACGTCACCGATGTTGACGAAGTAGTCTATCAACCACGACCACGGGATAGCATCCCAAATGTCGGCCGGATTGATACGAAGTCCGAGTATCTGATTCCTAGATAAGGAATGCAGATCGCTCTGACTCATATGGAGTGGCTCTCTCAACTTAGCGTTAAGAGTGTACCAAACCTTCTGAGTCTCCTCCAACTGAGCTTCCACCTCGATGGCAGGGTCAGACCCCACCATTCTGGTTAAAGTCGCTTTCATTGGAGTAGATACCTGAACCGTCTGTGTACCGAGCGATCGGCGCACATGCGTCCCACTTTCTAGTCGGCGGAAGTATGCCTTGCGATCCTCGATTTTCTTCGTAAAGTCGAAGAGCTTCTTGAGATCGCTGACTAAAGGTGCCCACCCAAACGAGTAAGCCAAGTACCCACCAGCCACATCAGTCGCACGAATCTTCCTTTGGAGGATCCGTCCAAGCTGCTGCAGCATCCCCGGGAGCTCCCTGAGTTCAAACAAGAACAAAGGAAGGTTAACGTAGGATCGGTAGGGACTAGCATTCGCTAGGGCCATCGTCTTGTAATAATCAGGGTTGAACGGCGCGAACTCATACAGACTGACGTTAGCAGAAAACGGATGAAACCGATAATTCTGATAACGTTCAGGACCGTAGAAAGAACCCGCGTCGGCTTCGATCTGACCATTTAAGATGGTGGGCCGCACAACTGTCTTCTCTAAACTTAGAGGATGATCAGTAGTGTAAGGCCGTGGCATAGTGGCATCAGCACAGACTTCATAGACATACGAATTACCCAAACTACCAAAATCATCGTGTACGATATCGAGGTTGAACGCTTCTACGCGTGTTGACCTCGTACCGCGCACGAGAGGATCCTGGTAGCGGGAGCGTGTTCGCATGAGTCTGTTAAGCTTCTAATGACAAGGAGACACAACGTACTGACAGCTTTCTAGGCTGCCAGCGGAGACCACACCATGT